ACCGGTCACGACCGTGTTTACATGGTGGATCCGATGCCGGCGATTTACAGCCGTAAGGCCCAGGGGAATATCTACGTCCCGCCGTCCACTATCGCCATGGGCGCGGTGGCCGCGGTGAAGCCGTGGGAGTCTCCTGGCAACCAGGGCGTGCTTATTCAGGATGTGGCTCGAGCCATCGACTACAACATTCTGGACAAGAGCACCGAAGGCGACCTGCTCAACCGCAACGGCGTGAGCTACTTTGCTCGCACCAGCATGGGCGGCTTTAGCCTTATCGGCAACCGCACGGTGACGGGCAAGTTCATCTCGTTCGTCGGCCTCGAGGACGCTATCGCTCGCAAGCTGGAAGCAGCTAGCCAGCGCGCTATGTCCAAGCAATTGACCAAGAGCTTCATGGAGCAGGAAATCAAGAAGATTAACCTGTTCATGCAAGACCTGGTCGCGGCTGAAATTATCCCAGGCGGTGAAGTGTACCTGCACCCGACTCTTAATACGGTCGAGCGGTACAAGAACGGCTCCTGGTACATCGTGATCGATTACGGCCGTTACAGCCCGAACGAGCACATGATTTTCCACTTGAATGCGGTAGACCGCATCGTCGAAGAGTTCATTGAGGAGGTGCTGTAATGGCAGGCCAACGCAGTCGCAAGCTGTTAGCAGCAACCGTCAACGGTCACCCGTTGCTGGCCGAGATTGACGAGTTCACTCCGCCAGAAGTTAAGAAGGTGATGGAAGAGGCCCGAGGCGGCAAGTTCATCGCTGACGAGATCATGGTGGGGCTGGAAAAGCTCACCTACGAGCTGAAAGTGCTGGGGCCGACCGCTGACTTGCTGTCAGCCTACGGCCTCAAGCAAGGCGAAATCTGCCAGGTCGACGTTAAGGCATCCGAACAGGACAAAGAGGGCAACAAGTACGCACTCCACTACAGCCTGTCCGGTGAAGTGGTCGGTGTGAAGGAAGAAGGGGTCAAGATGGGCAGCAAGCCTGGCGTGACCATCTCCGGCTCACTGACGGCCTACAAGAAGACAGAGAACGGCAAGACCGTCTATGACATCAACACCGCGACTCAGGTTATCAATCTGGGCCAAGGTGACATCATGGCGGAGCATCGCCGCAACGTGGGCCTGCCGTAACAGGCCCGATATTTCCCCCTGGTAAACGTGCGCACTTGGGTCACTTCGGTGGCCCTTTTTTATTCCTGGAGTAGCTATGACTAAGCAGACCCACTTTCAGCCTGAAACGCTGACCCTTCGCTGGCCCATTAAAGACGACAAGGGCAACGACATCACCATCCTGACACTCGGTGCCATCTACCACGGCGATCATGCCGAAGTGCTAGCCGGCGACCCTGAAGAGCGTGAAGCCTTCGCCCAGTTCGCTCGCCTTTCCTGTGGCCTGTCGGCCAATGAAGTAAAGCGCCTGAAGATGCCTGACTGGAATGCGCTGCGCCTGAAGCTCTCCGACCTGGTAGCTAAGGGTAGCGAATTTTTCTTCAAGCGTGCCGGCGTGGCCATCGATACCGATAAGCCTTTGCTGCTCATCCCTATCCAGGGCGATGACGGTCGTACTATCGAAGCGGTCGAGCTGCAGGTGCCATCGGTAGAAACCACCGACCTGATGCAGAAGCAACCCAACGCAGAAGCTCGAAGCCAGTTCATCACAATGTCGTGCACCGGCCTGAGCCATGACGAGCTCAACCGCCTGTCGGCACCTGACTGGAACTATCTGCAGGGGCGCATCAACGATTTTTTGAACGAAACGGCGGACTACTTTCCCGCCGGGACGTCGACGTCCTAACAGACATCATTCCACTGGCTTACAACGCGAGCGAGCGCGAGATCTTGTCGTGGCCAATAGACAAGGCGCTGCGGCGTTATGAGCTGACCATCAAACGACTGAAGCAGGGTTAACGCATGGCCGACGCAAAATACAGTATTGCCATTGCCGCGCTGGATAAGTTCAGCGCCCCGTTCAAGTCGTTCAGTGATACCAATGACAAGCTGGTCACCCAAATAAAGGGGCAGCAGGCAGAGCTGCGCAACCTGAACACAGCCGCTCGCGACCTGAGCGGCTTTGAGCGCATGCAGCGCAAACTGGCTGAAACCAGCACCGCATTGGAGCAGGCAAAACTGGACGAGGCCGAACTGGCTCGCCAGATGGAGGCAACTGAGCAGCCCACCAAGCGGCTGACCAACGCTTTCGAGAAGGCTAAGACCAAGACGGCCCAGCTCACTATTGAGCACCAGGTGCAGACCAACAAGCTCGAGCGCCTGGAGCAAAGCCTGAGCGAAGCCGGCGTCGACGCCCGGAAGTTTGCCAGCGAGCAGGAGCGCATCGAGCGAGCCACTGAGCAGGCTAACGCCGCCCTCAAGACCCAGCAGACTCGGCTTAAGTCGGTCTCCGACGCGCAGTCTCGGGTCGAAGCCAACCGGGCAGCACGCGCTGACCTGCGTGGTCAGGTACTCGAGACGGCCGCCATGGGTTACGTGGCTGCTCAGCCTATACGGGCCGCCATCAACTACGAGTCGGCCATGGCTGACGTCAAGAAGGTGGTCAACTTCAAGGACGACACCGAGGCCAACCAAATGGGCCGCGACATCCTGAAGATGTCCACCCAGATACCGATGGCCGCGGAAGGCATTGCACAGATTGTCTCTGCTGCTGGCCAGTCAGGTGTAGCGAAAGCGGAACTGCTCGACTTTGCGGCGTCGGCCGCCAAGATGGCGACCGCGTTCGATGTGTCTGCCGATGATGCCGGTAGCACCATGGCAGCCTGGCGCGCCTCGATGGGCTTGTCCCAGGCTAAGGCCGTCGCCTTAGCTGATGCCACCAACCACCTGTCGAACAACATGAACGCCCAAGCGAAAGATATCGCCGGGGTGCTCAAGCGCCAGGGTGCGGTGGCCATGAGCGCGGGTCTTAATGAGATCCAGGCGGCCTCGCTATCGGCGGCTCTGCTTTCGGGCGGGGCTGGCGAGGAAGTTGCCGCCACGGCGCTGAAGAACATCACCGGCGCCATGATGAAGGGTGACACCGGAACCAGGGCGCAGCAGGCAGCTTGGGCAGAGCTTGGCTTCGACCCGAACCAGTTAGCCGGCGATATGCTGAGCGACGCACCCGGGACGATGATCAAGGTCTTCGAGGCGATGCAGGACGTGCCAGAGGAGCAGGTCAACGCCCTGGTGTCGACGCTGTTCGGTGAAGAGGTGAAAGGCTCGGTCATGCCGATGCTGAAGAACCTCGACAACCTGCGCAACGCCTTCAAGATGACCTCCGATGCGGCCCAGTATCAGGGCTCTATGGAGGCCGAGTACCAGGCACGCTCTGCAACCACAGCCAACAACCTGCAGCTGCTGTCGAACAAGTTCGAGCGTCTGCAGATAAGCGTGGGCACGTTGCTGTTGCCGGCACTGAACGACATCGTCGGCCCGATTGCCGACTTTGCAGATTACCTGGCTGACGCGGCCGAGAAGTACCCAACCATCGCCAAGGGCATCGCCATGGTGGGGATGGGGCTGGTCGCGCTCAAGGTAGGCGCTCTGGCTGTCAAGATGGTGGGCCTCTCCTTCGGTCAAGGCATCAACATGCTGAAGCTGGGCAGGGCCAAGCTGTCGGCAACCACTGGCGATACGGCTCGCAACGCTAACCTGGCAAATCGGGCGCTGCAGCGTATGAATGCCACCATGGCTCGCATGGGCCGTCGTCGGGCGCCAATGGGCGGCGCCGGCGCAGACCTGGGCGATTTTGGAGGCGAGGGTCGCGGCCGTCGTGGCCGTCGCCGGATGCGTGGCGGTGGTAAGTGGGGGCGCCTGGCAGGTTTGATTACCGGCGGCACGGCGCTGTCGCTGATGTCTGCCAATGCTAACGCTGGCGATCTGGCTATGGCTGGAGCGAGTGTGGCTGGTACCGCTGGCGACTTGTTCAGCGCCCTGCCAGCTGGAGGGGCTTTGCTCAAGGGTGCCGGCAAGATGTTCCGGCCGCTTGATATTGCGCTCTCTGGTGCGGCTCTGACCTCTGCCATTTCAAACGGCGACAACCAGCAAATCGGTGCCACTGCCGGCGACATGGTCGGCGGTTTGGGTGGTGCTGCTGCAGGTGCCGCTGCCGGCGCGGCCATTGGTTCCGTTGTGCCAGTCATTGGTACCGCTATCGGTGGGGTGATTGGCTCCATTGTTGGCGGCCTTGGTGGCGGTGCACTGGGTGAGTGGGCCGGCGGCAAGATTGGCGGCTGGTTCGGCGGTGACGACGAGAAAGACCAGGTTAAACCTGCTCAGGTATCCAGCGCATCGATGCCTATATCTGCGCCGGAATCAGCTAAGGTGCTGACCTCGACCGAGCAATCCAGCGTCACTAAGGAGCTGAAAGCCTCGGCAAGCAGCAAGGATAGCTCGAGTAGCTCGGTGCTTGAGACGGTAATTCAGGCGGCAAAGTTTGCGATTCCGCCCCTTGGTATTGCGTCTTTGGTTAGCAATTGGTTCGGCGGTGACGACGAGAAAGACCAGGTTAAACCTGCTCAGGTCTCGGAGATGATTGCCGGCAATGACCGGGTCAATGGCACGATCGACAAGCTACCAACCCCAGAGCAGGCGCAGAAGCAAGTCGCATCGCAAGACAACCGTCAAATGGTGTTCAGCCCGTCCATAACCATCCCGCCGTCATCTGGCAACCCGGAGGCCGACCAGCGCCTGATTGATTCGCTCATCGAGCGGATGAAAGCAGAGCTGATGCCGATGATGGGTGGCGGCGAGTTGGCGGTCAGGCTGGACGCCTCCCTATCCGATAGGAGTAACACCTGATGAAGCAACAGCTCGCCCTGGGCGACTTCGTCTTTAGTCTGGCGAACAAGACGGCCTATGAGCAGCTGGTTCGCAAGTCCACCGGTGGCTGGGTGAATATCGATATCACCAACGCGAAGCCACGCAGCCACAACACCGGGCAAGGACTCGAGAGCATCACCATCAACGGCAAGGTGTTCGGCGCTGAGGGCATGGATGCCCTCGACCGCCTGCGCGAACTGCAGGCGACCCGAAAGCCTCAGACCGTGGTTGACGGCCTTGGCCGCAACCTTGGCCGCTGGAAAATCATGGATATCACCGAGACCCAGAAGCGCGTCATCGATGACGGCACGGCCATGGTGATCGACTTCAATGTGTCACTGGAGGAGTTTGTCGGTGAAATCAGTTAAAACCCGTGCCGGCGACACGGTCGGTCTGCTGCTTTTCAAGCACCTGGGCCGCGATGATGACGAGGCAGAGCAGGCGCTTTTCGATATCAATCCGGGGCTGGCCAAGCATGGCCCGGTCTTGCCGGCTGGTATCGATGTGATTATTCCCGACCTGGCTCCGCCGCCAGTTCGTAAGGTGGTGAGAGCATGGGATTAGGTTACACGCAAATGGTGCGCGTCCGTGGGGCGCACGCCGAGCTCATAAACACCCGGCTGTTGACGTGGGAGCTTATCGACGCAGCCGGTAGGCAGTCTGACCAGCTGACGCTTCGTGTGGACACTCAGGGCATTGATGGCTTGCCGAAAGAAGGTGAGACCATCGGTCTCGAGGTGGGCTACGCAGAAGAGGAGTCGCTGACCGATAAGGGTGATTTTAAGATCACCAGGGTAACGCCCCGGATTTACCCGGACAGCGTGACCATTGTGGCCACGGCCGCACCGTTCCAGGTGAAGGACGAGACCGAGTTCAAGAAGCGCCGCTCGCGCAGCTTCGAGAAGATAACCCTCGGCGATCTGTTCCGCCAGGTGATAACGACCCACGGCTACTCGCCGCGGGTAGCGCCTGACCTGGACGCCATCATGCTCGAGCACGTTGACCAGTCCGACGAGACGGACATGAGTTTTCTGACCAGGCTAGCTAAGCGTTACGACGCCGTCACCAAGCCAGTCGACCAGCTCTATGTTCTGGCTCGTCGTGGTCAGGTTAAAAGCCTGTCCGGGCAGAGCCTGACGCCAGTGCGTTACAGCCTGCCGACCAAGAACGTGCCAACGGCAGCCAGTTTTATCAATGCTGAGGCCGACTTTCCGAGTCGCACGACCTTCAAGGGCGTGGTGACGACCTATTGGGATCCTGCTCAAGGTAAGGAGCTCGAGGTGAAAGTGGGCGAGGCACCATTCAAGAAGCTACGCAACCAGCACGACAGCCAGGAGCAGGCCAACGAGGCTGCCAACGGTGAGATGCGCAAGCTGGCCCGTACCGGCGTGAAGATACGCATGGACGTGCCCGGTGACCCGCGTCTGGTCGCCGAGGGGCTCCTGGAGCTGGACGATAGCTTTCCGGATTACATGAGAGGGCGCTGGTCGCTCGACCGTGTGATCTCAAGGGGCAACAGAGGGCAGGGATATCGCTGCTCTCTGGAGGCCACCGAACCCTTGTGAGACCCAAAAAAATTAATAAAGGAAGGCGTAAATGAGTAGTAAGCCATTTTTTTCATGGATGGGCGGCAAGCGCCGCCTGGCAAAGCACATTCTGCCAGAATTCCCGGAGCATGAGTGTTACGTGGAGCCGTTTTGCGGCGCCGCCGCTTTGTTTTTCATGAAAACACCCGCAAGGGTGGAGGTTATTAATGATGTAAACAGCGATCTCGTTGGGCTTTACCGAGTGGTGCAGCATCACCTCGAGGAGTTCGTTCGCCAGTTCAAGTGGGCGCTTATCAGTCGCGAGATGTTCAAGTGGCTGGACGATACGCCCGTCGAGACCTTGACCGATATTCAGCGTGCTGCCCGGTTCTATTACCTGCAGCAGATGGGCTTCGGCGCCAAGATTACCGGCCGCACCTTTGGCACGGCCACCACGACGCCGCCAAAACTGAACCTGCTGCGCCTCGAGGAGACGCTAAGCCAGGCACACCTACGCCTGAGCCGTGTTTACGTTGAGCACCTGGACTGGCAGGCGTGCATGGAAAAGTACGACCGACCGCACACCCTGTTTTACCTCGACCCGCCGTACTGGCAGACCGAGGGTTATGGTGTCGACTTCCCCTTCGAGCAATATGAGCGCATGGCCGAGATGGCCAGGACGGTGAAGGGTAAGGTGGTGATCAGCATCAACGACCACCCGGATATCCGAAAGGCGTTCGCCGGCTTCCGGATGCAGGAAGTTAGCCTGCGCCATACCGTTGGCGGTCGTGCCGGCAAGCAGGCCGGTGAATTGATTATTTATAACTGGTAAACGGAGATCCTAATGGACAACCAACACAAGAAAATTAAGGGCTATCGCGACCTTTCCCAGGAAGAGATCGACCTGATGAACCGCATCAAGGAAAAGGGGCAGGAGCTGCTCAACTTGCATGCCGAACTGGCAGGCCGCCTTGAAACCGATCTCGAGGTGAAGCTGTCAGCTGCCCGTCAGTCCGTTGCCGGCGCTGAGTATGATGGCAAGCCTTACACCGAAGACACCGGTGCAACTGATGAGTGCCACGAGTACCGTCGCTTCAAAGCGGCAGAGCCGCAGCGTTGGGCGTCTATTGGAAAGACCGATATTCAGACCGGTATCATGGCCCTTGTTCGAGCTGTTGCCCAGCCGACGAACTGTTAAAAAAGCCCGCACAAGGCGGGCAAATAGGAGGACGGACAGGCGGCCGAGGCCGCCTTCCTGGTGCTGACTGGTATCAGCTGAGGTCGTTAAGGAGCGAAACGCCCTCGCGGCTTAGGGTGAATCTGCCGGCGCACTCGATAACCAGGT